CGTTACCAGTTGGTGTATCTAATCTTTTAACCGTTTGCGCATCTTTATAAGCTAGGTTTTTTGTTTTATCTGTTCCTTCTCTAAGAGCTTTGTTAACTAATGGTTGTAACCACGCCGGTGCGCCTGTACCACCATCTATAATTACTTCGTCAATTACTTTTTTACTTATGGCTCCTGAATCTTTGCCAAGTATTTTAACAAGACCTGTTTTAAGTGCTGCAACTCCACCAGCTGTTACACCTAATAATTTTAAAAACCCTCTTCGACCTTTGTCAACAATATTACCACCTGCATAACCTGGTCTTAGGCCAGCGATACCACCTTCTGCAAACATTCTAGGAGGCATTCTTTCATCTATAGGTTCGTGTTTAAAACCATCTGTTTTTTTCCACATGTCCCATGCTTCTTCTGGATTATTAGTTGAATAATTAAAAGGTCTTTTTTCTCGTTTTCCAAATGGAATTGAAATTCCAATATTTGCTCCCCAATCTCCTTGGTTATCTATATTAGCTTTTGTAAAAAAGTTACCATACTCTCCAATAGGTTTTTCATAATTATATTCTAAACCATAATTAGTTGTGTTTCCAAAACCACTATCATTTTCTTTTCTTACTCCAAAAATTCCTAAATTTTCTGTAATAGGAATATCTGCACTAAACATTTTAGATTCAAAACCAGTATTTAAATTTTTATCTAAATTAAAACTAACTGTTGGTTTTTCTTTTTTGTTTAATAAGTAAAATGGAATTTTTGCCGTTGCACCCGTTTCTAAATTATTTCCAAAATTGTCTTTAGTTTTTGAGGCAAAGAAAGATACGTTTTCTCCATCATATTTAGTAGCAATATTTTTATTGTTAAAAATATCAGATTCATTAATTGAAAATTTTAACGTTCCAGTGTCAAAAGCTTTATCAATTTGTAAATCTTTTGTTATGTTACTATCTTCATCTTTAGAAATAATAGGTGTAATTGTAAGACTACCATCAGGCGCTAAGGATTGAGTATATTTTGCTATAATTTCTTGTTTATCATTATCCCACGTTAAACCTAAATTATTAGATTTTAAAGACGCTTTAATTTCTTCGTCTCCTGCTTTATTTGAAATAGCCGACATTTTTAGTTTTATGTCTTTAGGTAAATCTAAATTAATAATTGCTTTATAAATAGTTTCATCATCAATTGGTACAAGGCCGGTTGTTCCAAAAGCATCTTGTTTAATACCACTCATAGTCGTTTCATAACCAACTTGTAGTTTATCGTTAAATAATGATTTTACATACGATGCTGTTTCTTGATCTAAGTTATCAACCGCATAAGTAAAAGCACCTATTACTTTATTTTTAATATCAGAAGATTGTCTTCTTGCTAGTCCTCTTCCTGATCTTCCCATCATACTTGGCACACCCCCGAGCATACCTTCAGGCGGGTTGTCACTTTTTAACCCTTTAAGAGATTCTAGGTCAGATAAACTAACTTTACCTTTTGTGGCATAACCAATACGACCACCATCAGCTTTCATTTCAAAAGACTCAAGACCTTCAAAACTTTTAGGAGATGTTGTTTGTGTTTCTAAAAAAGCTTTAATTTTATCTTTGTTTTTTCTTATAATTTCAATAACAGTTTCTCTATCAACACCTTGTTTTCTTAACTTGTTACCTTTGTCAATTATACTATTATAAAACATAGTGTTAGATTCTGGTCCTGTACCATATACACCTTTTAACAATAGCATTGAATCTTTATCAAATTGATCTGTTGTATAAGGTTTAGATTTTGGAACTAACAATCCACTGTTAAACGGAATTCTAGTATTGTCATTATCTTCACCTAATAAATAATTTAGACCTGTTGAAGTAGTTGCTTGTGATCCAGGAGACGTGAGTCTTGTTCGGGACATTAAAGCATCCGCACCATGGCCAATGTCTGATAGATCAGGTTCAATTATTGCTTGACCACCGACATAGTAACCAGCACGTCCGCCTTTAGCGTTTTTAGTTCGAGTTGTGTTTTTAAATATTTCTACAATTTCATCAGGACCTTTACCTTTTTCCATCATTCTAAAAGCTTCATCAAGTGTTGCTATTAATTCAGCTTTTCTTTGTGGGTTGTCATCTATTAAAATTTTATCTACTAAGTCATCCGTGATCCCTGGATACTTTTGTTTTAATCTAAATCTTTCAGCAGTCTGAGTTGCACCTAGACCTTCCATTGTTGTTAAAGAATCTTCAACACTCATTTCATCAGCTTTGTCCATGGCTCTTGATTCTTTTTCGAGTAACTGTTCTTTTGTAAGATCATCATCCCAAACAGTTTTACCATCATCGTAGACGTATAAATTATCCGGATCTCTTTGCATGATCCAATCGTTAGATTGATCTACAATTCTATCAATATCTTTTTGTGTTAAATTTTTATATTTACCTTTTTTACCAATAACTTTATTAACTTCTTTCATAGCTTCGATTGGTTCTTTTTTAACAATCATTGCTATGATTTCATCAACCAACTTACCACCAACAAAACTAGCACGACCACCTTTTGCAAAAGGTACGTCGTCGTCATTGATTGGTGTTTTAACTTCTTCCATTTCTGTTAAAACTAATTTACCATCACCAACATATTTTTCATTTTTAACTTTTAATAAATCTTCTCCCATGTTTTCTCTAAATATTTTTTCATAGTGTTTAAAATTTTCACCTATCTCAAATGCACCTGGAAACGATCCAGCTTTTTTATAAGCTTCATCGCCATATATTTTTTTAAATACTAAAATAGGATCATCTTCCATCATTGGAGAATATTTTAAAATTCTAAAGGCATCTGTTTCGTCTAAATTAATTTTGCCGTTTTTATATTCTGTTTGTAAAAATTGTCTGATACCAGTTCTAAGCTGACCTTCTTCATGCATGCTACCACCAAGATATTTATCATCTTTTTTCTTTAATGGTTGACCACCAGTTTCAAAAAAATCATCTAAATCTTGAAGTGCTTTCTTTTTTCCCGCTTCTGCTTCATCTTTCATAGATTTTGCAGTTGTCATTAAATCATCAAGTGAAGTTTGAATATCTCCAGCTTCGTCAGTTAACTTTTTTACTTCATCTAATGCTTTTATGCCTTGTGAAGTTTTAATACTTTTTCCACCAAACTCATTGTAGTCTAATATGTTATTTAAAAATGCCATTTGCTCGGCATCGTTCATCGAGTCAATATATTTTGCTTCGTCTTTAAAAATATCTAATACAGTTCCAAAATTTCCACCTGTATCTCGCTCACTAGCTAATAATCCCGGTTTTGTTGCTGTAGATTTATTTTTAGGAGAAAGTTTTTTAACATTTGACCCGGATTGTTGAGATATATCAACTCCTAGGCCTTTTAATGCTTCATATAATTTTACTGCAATTGGTCCTGCCATTTTTAGTAGTACTCCATCTTCCTAGGTTGTGTTTTTTCTATTTCGTAATCTTCTGGATGGGGTAGGAATCCTCCCTGCCTGAATCGCATAATAGCCATAGTCATACTGTCAACTAGGTCATCATGATCGCCAAAAGGGAATGACGCGCATTCCTCAATGACTTCTTCTGCAAACGTCTCATCAGGAGCCCAAATTAAACCGGCCTCAAAGAGCGGAGCACAAGAATTTACACGTACGTGCTTATCATTACCACGACTTGGCGTAAATGTCATCACCGGAATGTCCATTTGTCTTAGTTCGTGCGTTAATGGAGTTCCAGATGCTTTTTGCTCAACGATAACCATATCAGGATTCCAATATTTATATTGCTCTAAAGCAGTTCGTCTAAGTTCTGGAAATTCAAAACGATCTTTTACTGAATCAAGTAAAATTATATTGGGTTTACCTCCTTCTTCAGGATAAAAAATACCCCAAGTGGTAATTGCACTGTAATCAGCGGTTTCTTTTTTTAAAAAAGCAGTATCATAACTTTGAATAACGTAAGTAACGTCTGGTAAAAACTCTTTATCCCATTTTCGCCACCATTCACGTTTTATTAGTGCTCCTTCTTCAGAAGTGGGCTCTTGCATCCATTGTGCATTCCATTTTCCAACAGGTAATGTTGCTTTTACCGATTCTAATTCTTTTATGTTCCAATATTCGGGCCAAACCGGTCTTTTTTTATCTCCGTGGTCCATGATTGCCGGAAATTCAACCACGTCCCATTGATCACCCTTAATTTTTTTCTGATTGTCTAACAATATTCCTGTTAAATCTTTTTTACTCCATCTAGTCATAACTAAAACTATTTGTCCACCTGGTTGTAAACGTTGTCGAGGTCCTGATGTGTACCATTCATACGCATTGTCGAACGCATTTAAGCTCATTGCGTCTTGTTCCGAGTGTGGATCATCAATAATCAAGAGGTCCGCACCACGGCCCGTGATTGCTCCACCAACACCAGCTGCAAAATACTCACCACCTTGGGCAGTTTCCCACCTACCAGCAGCTTGACTATCTTCTCTAAGACTTGTTTCAAATATTTTAGAGTATTCTTCACTATCAATTAGTGTTTTAGCTTTACGACCAAACCTTACAGCAAGTTCACCTGTGTGGGTTGCTTGAATGATCTTGAGTTTAGGGTTACGGCCCACCATCCACGCTGGTAGCAAGTAACTTGCAAACTCTGATTTCGTATGACGTGGAGGCATATTTACTATCAGTCTATTAATTTTTTTATTGGCAAGGTCATTAAATTTTTGAGCAATGACTCTGTGGTGTGCTCCTTCTATAAATTCTGGCCAAACAGCTTTTGTAAAAGACATAAAATCATCTTTTGCTTTTCGTTGAATCTTTTTTTCAGCATGTAAAACTTTAAATCTTTTATACTGTGCTCGAACTTCAGAAGGTAACTTATCTATTTCTATATTTTTTTTCATAAAAAATTTTTTATAATTTTTTGCACCTTTTTACCAGTGAAGAAGTATTATACCACCATTAACTGTCTAAAACAAGCAATACAACCTAGAGTAGTGGGACCCCTTTTTATATTAAAGGGTATCGACTTTAATTAATCGAAGTTTATTCGGATTGGGTTTGGTACCTCTATTGATATGTAAAAGATTTGTGCGCCTAGGCGCGTTAGCGCCTAGGCAAGAAAGGTTACGCCCAATGCTTGAGCGCCTTTTTCTTTATGTAGATTACTGGACCTACAACAAAGTCATCATAGCCCGTGGCATACTTATCTTTTGTGAATGTCATTCTCCACAATGTAGTAGCCTCTGGATTTAATGGTAAGCCTATTAACTTACCCTCTTCATTTAATAACATCAAATCACCGTTAGGGAATGTTACGCATTCTACCATTCCACCAACGAAAGCTGATACCTCTTTATACTTAGGCTCATCCTTTACATCAGTGATAATCTTGAATTCACTCGCCTCGGTGTTTATTTTTTCTTGTGTTTGTGTGTTCATTTATACCTTTCTTGTTAATAGGATTATCCTAGTCTATTTCTGTCCTATTGTCAACCCTTGTAATTGAATTACTTTTATAAGTCTGACCGTTCCACCCCTCGTGTTCAGTAGTTCTTTTTTCATAACCACCACTCTCTCGTCTGTGTCTTATAAACTCAATCGGTCTGCCTTGTTCAATACTTTCCATATGTACTGATAACCATTGCGACTCGCAACCTTGACTACAAAAATATTTATCTCGCATTCCATAGTAACTACTTCTATGGTCATAATCTCTATCAAGTCTTGCATAACGACCACGAATAACACCTCTAGATTTGAGAAACCTATCCGTAGTCGGATAGGTATGACAATTAGGTCCTTGGCAAAAATGTTTATTAGGCATGATCTTCCTCTCTAGATTTAATTGCGTCATTTTTTAGAGCAAAGTAAATCTGGTTTTCGTTTCTTAATGTGTGATTAACTCTTTTTAAAAATGTCTTTAGTTTAATTGTTTTAATCTTATTAAACTCAACATCATAAATGTAGATTGCACTATCAACTTTATCCGTCATTGCTACCCCCCTCGGTCATTTGAAATCTTGCAAGTATCTTTGCATGACTTTCTAAAGTTTTCTCTAGTGTTGTAATTCTATCTTCTAAAAACTCTATCTTTTTTCTCTCATGCATTTCTGCACGATTTTGAGTTCTTATTAAATCTAATGCGTCAAAGTCTATTGCCATTGTCTTTATTCCTTTCAAAGCTTTTAGTTAATTGCTCTTGTCTGTATTGTTCATTCTTAAAATTAATAATATCATTAGTTCCAGATATTCCAAAGTATGCAATTATAACAAATCCGATTGCATAGCCTATAAATACTAAAATCCAGATTTCCATTAAAACCTCACTTTCCATGTTGTTGTTGCGTTTCTGAAATTATCTGCGTCCATGTCAAAGTATGTGAATATTGCTTTGCCTTTTGATGATGTCCAATATCTGCAACCCTCACACCATTTACCTAAACGAGTTATGTGTTTCTTATCCTTATTAGAATAATAAGTTATTGTAAATTGTTTGTTGTTTTCCATATTATACCTTTCTATTTGTATGTAAGGGATATTATGGGATATCCCTTACATTGTCAACCCTTAATTTAAACTTTCTTCGTATTGTTTTCTAGCCAATATCTTCGCCTCTCTTGATTGATTTTTATTCTTCATTCCTTTAATCATACTAGCCAAGTTAGTAGGATTATAGATTGTCAAACCAGTTGAGTTAGTTCTAATTAATTCTGCCTCATCAACTTGAATACCAAGTTCTGTTGCAAGTTCAATTCCCTCACTCAAATAACGATATGCTTTCAATCCAATTTTTAACTGATCGCATTGTTTAACAATCGTATCAATCCATGTTTGGTGTTTAGATACTAAATTGCTTTTAGCAATTCGCCACTCCTCAAATTTAGAGTATTCGTTTTTAGTACAAGCTATTGCTCTTGATCTGCAATAAGAAGTTCCAATTACATCAAGATAATATGGTTCATCAAAAGTTTTTGCCATACCAATATTATCGCCACTATGTCTGCCACTATAACCAAGTGCTTTAGTACATTGGTCAACATGTTTTGTTTTGTGTGGGTTATCATCTTTGCCCTCTTGTTGTGCAAAAATATCTGGGTTGCAATCTTGTGCTTTTAGTTCTTCTCTAAAATATGCAAACGCAAATTTCTTGCCCTCGTAATCGTGATACTCACTACCATTTAGATTACCAAACAAACCAAAATCAAAGTGTGATTTAGTTT